GTCTTGAGTATCAACACCAAATGATGCAACAACCTCAACAATACAACGAAACCTATCGTGGTGTTAAGTTTGTAAAGGAGGGGCACAAATGAATACTTACTTCGTTCGTTACCTTAAAACAAAAGCAAAGAAGGAAAAACTTCTTAAAGATGCACAACTGAATATGGCAAAGCAACCACAAGTTGCTTGATAATCAAGAGAGGGACTTGACTCCCTCTCTTTTTTTGTGTAAAATCATAGGAGATACTTTATTCGTATGGACACAGAAAAAGTAAATTTGATCATAAGAAATATGGAGTCTCTACTTAGTATCCTAAAGCAAGAAATTTCCACTGTTACTAATGATGTTAATTTTGAAGATTCAATTGCTCCCATAGAAGAAGATTACGATGAGGTGTATGTAGATGAGGTTTAAGGACACGATAAAACTCGCAAAGAAAGCATTAAAGCAACCTTGGTTATATTCAGAATCTGAACTTGCTTACATACGACAAGCAAAAAAATTAGCTCAAAAGGCACTTAAACTCAAACATATGAAGGAGAATAAAGATGAGTCAAACGGTTAAACTAATTTCTATTACTCCTGATGCCGAGAAGACAATGGCATATGTTGCCAGAGTATCGAATCCTTCCAATCAAGATAATGAAAATTATGCAGGACTTCTAAAGTATTGCATTAAACATAATCATTGGTCAGTGTTTGAGCAGAGTTTTATGACTCTGGAAATTGAAACTAATCGAGGAATTGCAGCTCAGATTCTGCGACATAGGAGTTTTACTTATCAGGAGTTTTCTCAACGGTATGCAGATTCTTCTCTCTTAGCAGACTACATTCCGGTCCCAGATCTTCGTCGTCAGGACACTAAGAATCGTCAGAACTCTATTGATGATATTGGGGACTATGAAAAACTAACTCTTCAGAGTAAGATTCAAGAGCATTTTGCAGAGAGTATGCGTCTTTATAAGGAACTCCTTTCCCACGGAGTTGCAAAAGAATGTGCAAGATTTGTATTGCCTTTGGCAACACCAACTCGAATTTATATGTCCGGTTCTTGTCGTAGTTGGATTCATTATATTAATCTTCGTTCAGCAAACGGAACTCAGAAAGAGCATATGGATATTGCACTTGCTTGCAAAGAAGTCTTTAAAGAGCAGTTCCCTTCAGTTGCAGAAGCACTTGAATGGGTCTAAATAAATTATCTTGATATTATAACTTATGGCAATTTACCCCATCGTTCACGTAGAAACGGGTGAAAAAAGAGAAATCGAAATGAGTGTACATGACATCACTCAATGGTATAAAGACAATCCCGAATGGAAAAGGGATTGGTCTGAAGGTTGTGCAAGTCCTGGTGAAACAGGTGACTGGCGTAATAAGTTAGTCAGCAAAAATCCTGGATGGAATGATGTACTTCACAAAGCAAGCAAAGCCCCTGGTTCTAGAGTAAAGAAAATCTAATGGCAAGAAAAAGAAGAAACAATGAATTGCAACCGATTGGAATCGGAATGACTGCAAAGCAAATGAAAAGAAGAAAACCAATTAATACGGATCTTCTTGTAGACATTAATCCGGTTACCGAGAATCAAACTAGACTATTTGATGCATATAATTCAGATAAACATCTATTTGTATATGGTTGTGCAGGAACTGGAAAAACATTCTGTGCATTATACCTCGCACTGAAGGATGTTTTGAATGAGATTACTCCTTATCAGAAAATTGTAATTGTTAGATCCCTTGTTTCTACTAGAGAGATTGGATTTCTTCCTGGGGATCACGATGATAAGTCTGCACTTTATCAAATTCCATATAAGAATATGGTGAAGTATATGTTTGAGATGCCAACAGATTCAGAATTTGAAATGCTGTATGGAAATCTGAAGCAACAAGAGACTATTACCTTCTGGAGCACTTCATTTATTAGAGGAACAACTCTCGACAACTCCATCATCATTGTGGATGAAGCACAGAACTTGAATTTTCACGAACTTGATAGTATAATTACTCGGGTAGGGGACAATTCCAGAATTGTATTCTGTGGAGATGCTACTCAATCCGATTTAACAAAGACCAATGAAAGAAATGGCATTTTAGATTTTATGAAAATCATTCATCGAATGCCTGAATTTGAATCAATCGAATTCGGAGTTGAAGATATTGTCAGATCTGGATTGGTGAAATCATACATTGTTAATAAAATGGCAGCAGGGTTCTAATGTTTAATCATTGTAATGTAAGTCTTCCTCAATTAGAGAGGGAGACTATTGATGGAGTTAGATATTATAAGGTTCCAGACTTAGAAGAACTTCTTAGATTTGTTTCAATCACTTCAGTAACTAGTCACCACAATCGACATATCTTTGAGAATTGGAGACGTAAAGTAGGAGAAGAGGAAGCAAATCGAGTCAATAAACAAGCAACAAGTAGAGGGACTGATCTTCATAGTTTGGTGGAGCATTATTTAAATAATGAGACAGAAATTCTAGAAACTTCTTTAATCGCAAAACATTTATTCAAAATTATTAAACCAGAACTGAATAAAATAAATAATATCTATGCTCTGGAAAGTTCTCTTTATAGTAAGATTCTTAAGATTGCTGGAACAGTAGATTGCATTGCAGAGTATAATGGAGAACTTGCAGTAATTGACTTTAAGACTTCAAAAAAAGAAAAACCTAGAGAATGGATTGAGCACTATTTTGTTCAGGCAGCAGCATATGCTTGTATGTTTTATGAACTTACTGGAATTGCAGTAAAGAAACTTGTTATTCTTATGGCGTGCGAAGATGGTGAAACCGTCGTATACGAAGAATACAATAAAGCAAAATACATCAAATTATTATCAACTTACATTAAAGATTTCATAGAATTTAAATTACAAGAATATGGAAAATAAATTAGAGACTGCTCTTCAGTCAAAATTTTTATGTCAATCAAAGTTCTCCAAAATAATTGAAGAACTTGTCAAGATAAATGACGACATGAATTATATTGACGCAATAGTTTATTATTGCGAAACTAATAATATAGAAGTGGAGTCTGTAATTAAACTCATAAGCAAACCACTTAAAGAGAAACTTAAGTGCGATGCGATTAATTTAAATTTTCTAAAAAGAACTTCTAGAGCAAAACTCTTTATATGACCGCATTTGATGTATACAAAACTTACTTAGCACTTAAAAATCATTTCAGTAAACCTAATTACGACTACATCAAATACGCAGGAAAAACAAAGGCATCATTAGATGCCTTTAATAAAAGAAAAGATAAGTATTGGTATGAGAAACTATCAAGACAAAAAACAGACGAAGAAATAAGGAACTTTTTTATTTCAAATTTTATTCAAGTTGACGATCCAGGTAGACTTTGGATTGGTGAATTGAGTCGAAATGGAGAAACCACATACAAAGACTGGTTAAAACGTCAACAAAGTTTAAAATATATCTTCAAAGAAGAATGTGAGAATCTATTGGAGGGGTGTAAACTAGATCAACTTCTTGATTGCTCAAGGCAACATCCAATCATATTGAAAAAATATCTAAGTAATCAAATAACTTCAGAGACATTAGTAATCTTTGAGAAGGTTTTTGATTACTGTAAAAATTTTGATAAGGTGTTACTGGACCCAGTGTGGGAAACCGTATCACTGAAGATAAAAAAATATTCTCCATTTCTAAATATTGAAGTAAAGGAATATAAGTCCATACTCAGAACTATAATCGAGGAAGGATAATGTCATTTTTTGATTCAGAAATTGTCCAGCAGGAAATTGAAGATATTAATGAAATGCAATTAATTATTGCAAAAGAGATTTTCAAATTTCCTTCAATGACAAAGTATGAAAAGCAAGAACATATTCAAGTCCTTGCTGATCTTTTGGAAAAACAACAATTACTTTACACACGACTCAGTTTATCCGATGATCCAAAAGCAATTCAAATGAAGAATCAAATCGTTGAGTCTTCTAAACTTTTAGGATTTGGTGATATGGATGTACACTCAGTGTTCAACTCTATGAAGATGACCATTGAGAACCTCAAGTTACACCTTGACGAATAATCCAAGTCGTGCTATGATATTCAGGTGGATATCTAACTAATCCTTTTAATCCAATTAATCCGAGGTAATCTAATGTCTTTTTCTGATCTTAAGAAAAAATCATCTCTTGGTTCTCTGACTTCTAAACTTCTGAACGAAGTAGAGAAAATGAATTCATCAAGTGGTGCAGACGAAAGGATCTGGAAACCAGAAGTTGACAAAGCAGGTAATGGTTTCGCAGTCATTCGTTTTCTTCCTGCCCCAGAAGGTGAAGAACTTCCCTGGGCAAAGGTCTATAATCACGCATTCCAAGGTCCTGGTGGTTGGTTGATTGATGGTTGTCTTACAACCCTTGGTCAGTCCTGCCCTGTTTGCGAATCTAACCGTGAACTCTGGAACACTGGCAGCAAAGCAAATCAAGAAATCGTTCGTCAACGCAAACGTAAACTTTCCTATTATTCTAACATCTACGTTGTTCAGGATAAGGCACATCCTGAAAATGAAGGTAAGGTGTTCCTGTTCAAATTCGGTAAGAAAATCTTTGATAAGATTTCTGCCGCAATGAAACCTGAATTTGATGATGAAACTCCAATTGATCCTTTTGATTTCTGGGGTGGTGCCAACTTCAAAGTGAAGATCACTAAGAAGGATGGTTACTGGAACTATGATAAGTCTGAGTTTGAATCCCCTTCTACTCTGGGAGACTTTGATGATGATGTTCTCGAATCAATCTGGAAGAAAGCATACTCTCTCGAAGAGTTTGTGAAGTCAGATTCGTTCAAATCTTATGAGCAACTTGATGCTCGTATGAAGGCAGTCCTTGGTAAGAAGTCTGCACCTAAGCAAGATGAATCCTTCGATGATGAAGATGATGATCGTGGTCCGGAACTTACCGAATCTCTTCGGTCAGAACTGAACGCACTGTCTCGTTCGTCTTCTAGTGCAAGTGAGGATGAGGAGGATGATGCTCTGAGTTACTTTGCTCGTCTTGCTGAGGAATGAGATATAATCAAATATGCCTAACAC